CATGCTAGTGAACTGAAAGATAGCTACTCCGTCCATTGATGGAAACCAGTTGTAATCCGGCTTAGTTCTAACCAAGTAGTCCGGATATTCGGCTAGCCACAGGCAATTACCATAGGCTTTAACAATGGTGCTAGTATTAACATGAGCGTTTAAATAGGCCTTGCCGGAGTACAGCATAGGGGTATAGCCGTACGCCTTAATTAACTTAAATTGAGCTTTAATGACATTAGTGTTAGCTGTCACACTATTAGAAGCACCGTCCTCATAGTCTAGCGCTACGATGCTACCCTTGGGTGTCTTAACGCGTGGCAAGTAATAGGCCATCATTGCCTTGGCATTGGTCATATTGCCACCAACACCGTCCCACAAGTACGTGTGTACCCGTTTACCAGCCCTTTTAGCCGATTTAACTTGGCTGTTATAGGTTGATTGGGCGATATTAGTCCCACCATAAAAGCCGCCTGCCTGTGTAAAGACAAATTTGTCGGTACTATAGCCGAATGTCCCACTATTGCCGTTATACTTAGACCAGTCAACCCCTTGGTCACGACTAGTTGAAGCCTGACTGTTTAAATTGACCATTAAAAAGGCCATAAAAATGGCGCCCACCGTTAAGATGAGTGCCTTTAACTTGTGCTTATTCAATTGTCTGCCTCCTATTCAAGACTACTATTAACTTGGAACTGTAACGTTGACTCACTAGGGTAGATTGACGTTCCGGTACTATCAACCACCCAGACTTCCAACTGATAATCTCCCGCTGCTAAGCCGGTCATTAAATCCGCTGTTAAAGCTAGCGTGATTTGACCAGTCGTTGGGTCCGTTAAACTAGTTGGGTCAACTGTGGCCGATTTAAGATAGCCACTAGTATTGCCCAATTTAACAGTAATTGTAGTGGCATTAGTTAAGTCCGTCGCCACATTATCATTGCCACAAATTAGCGTAAAGCTAGTGGTAGTATCACCAATTTTAACTGTTTGTGGTGATGTGTCGGTAAAACTAAGCGTTTTCGCCATCTTTAGATGTCTCCTTTTCAGCCAACTTGGCATTAAGTTGGTCAATTTGAACTTGTGCCATCGCTAATTGCTGATCTTTAACGGCAATTGCTTGGGCATAGTTACTCGTCATCTTGTTAATTAAAGCCTGTGCATCGATATTCATCATTTAAGCCTCCTTTGCAGAATCAGTTTCAGTCGAGCTAGCAGCACTGGTAGCTTCACCAGAAGCACTTGAGGGCTCGCTACTTGCTTCACTGGCTGTCGTTGAAGAGCTACCACTCAAATAGGGGGTAACATCCTTATTAATGGATTGCATAACTGCTTTATAAAGCCCCATATTAGGGTCATCATCTGTTCCAGCTTTCATAGCGCTCAAAAATTCGGTGTTGTTCAGGTTAACATAGCCGTTGATAGCATCTCCGGATGTTGGATAAGCAAAAGTAAAGTAAATGTTAGTTCCACTACCTGTGGGGTTTGGACTCGTTCTAGTAATCTGTAAATTGTCAATCATAGTTCTAGGCTCCTTCTTCAATTTCTAATTTTCTTAATCTAATCTGTAAGCTTTCATTTTCACGCTGTAGGGCTTTAATTGCTGACCACCCATAGAAAATGGACGCTGGTAAATCAATTTCAGCTCCGCCAAGTTCTCCAGATGTTGAAACAATTTCTGGCCTAATAAACCATTCCTTGTTAGCATTGGTATCATCAATGATTGGGCCAACGTGCATAATATCAGTGTTATCATCTTGGTTATACCGATAAGTTGCTAGACTAGTGTTGGCAACGACAGTACCATTGTCGCTATAAGGACTAACTTCCTTTTTCTTTGATAGTTGAGACGCAGTAACAACACTCCAAACGTGGATATTTGCATAGTCTCCCGTGTCGCCACGTCCGATTTCAAAGGCAATTTCATGCTTGGTTGTTGTATTAATGGTGTGTGGTGAAAGCCCCATTATCAAATTCTGTGATTGAACACCATCACCAGACCAGTCTAATACAGGTCCGTATAAAGCAGCGTCATTTTTTAGGGAAACCCCAGTCCTATCAATGGTAACAATGTCGCTTTGTTTATCACTTGAAACTGTAAAATGGGTTGCATCTAAGTAAGTTCTTGCAGGAATATCCGGCTCTGTAAACTTCAAGTAGGCCGCCGTAATAGTTCCTTGAACCGTAGACGCCGTCTGGGCAACGTTTGAGACAACTCTGTTACCCGTTGCAGTAGATGTAATGTAGCCTTGTCCAATAGACAATGTCCCATTTTTTAATGTCCAGGCATTATAGTAGCTATCGCTATCTTGAGTTATCCCAGTATAAGTAGTTGTCAGGGTTCCGTCATTACCTAGGATAACTTGACCAGCATTGATGATATTACCTGTATCTGGTTGGTATCCAGTTGATTGAGCAGTTTGTGTTAGCATAGGTGAGCTAAATAAGGCGTGCCCAGTGCCGTTGTGTGACCAAAACTGTAGACCAACATATACAGCGTTACTTGGAGATACTGCGTTGTTTATTGTAATGTATCTCCATGGCTGAGCTGACCCAATACCATTCCAAGTTCGGATAATAAACTTGTCGGAAATCCGGTTACGGTTTGAATCAAAGAATGCCAGTACAAAACTGTAATTAAGACTAGTATCACTACCGTATTCAATGAACCAAACTGATGCGCTATAGGATTGTCCTGTTAACCCGTTTAAGGGATAAAGCTTAGTTTGTGCAAAGCAATCCCAAGCGCCAGAACCAGTAGAGTTATTCCAGCCGACTGACGGTACACCATCATGTAGCGTTGCATTTGAGTAGTAGCCATTTCCACCTATAGTCCACCCCGGAATACTAGAGCCACTTCCGCCTAGTAGTGCTGCATTATAGACTAAATTAGTTACACCTTTAATTGTTAGGTTGCTAGCCACAACAGCACCATTTGAATCAGTTGTAAAGCTACCGTTTGGCGTACTAAACGTGTTGGCGACAATATTAACACCTTTTAACGAGCCAGCAGTAACGTCACCTAAATTGGCACTTAAAGCTGATAGTTTGCCAACATTTAACCGGTCAGTGCTCATTGTTCCAGTGGTGATGTTGGAGGCATTGATGTTTTTACCAGCAATCGTATTAAAGTCAATTGACCCAGCTGTTAAGTGGTTAGCACTAATGTTGCCAATTTTAGCGTCAGTGATAGCGGCATCAGCTATTTCAGCTGTACCAATCACAGCACTATCAATGGCTGTTTTAGTCGTGATATGAATAACTGAGCCATCTTTAACCCCGGCACTTAAAGCGGTGTAATCAGCACTAGCTTGATTAGCCGCACTAGCTGCCTGTGATGCAACCTGACTAGCATTATCACCAGTTATAGCCGCCTGTGAAGCTATGATACCAGCACTAGAAGCCGCTTGACTAGCTACAGCCACACTAGACTGCATGTTATCAATGTCAGTGTTAAAACTATCATTTAAGGCGTTCTGTACGTTGCTTAGAGCCGTATTATAAGCGTCTGTGAGGCTCTTATAAGTGTCTCGGTCAACGTCACTAGCTTTAGTAGTATCTGTTAAGATGGACGACATAAAGGTGTTCAAATTAGTGTAAGCTGTCGTTAAATCATTAGTGCTTATATTGTCTTCTTTAGACCGATTTAAAATCACGTTATACTGGCTGGTTAATCCGGCAAATTGTGAAACCTGTGTTTGCTTTTCGATGACACTCATTAAGTTAGGGTCATTTAAATTAGCAACCCCACTAGCCGCATTATTAGCCGTATTTTGAGCATTGATAATCTTAATACCATCGTCAGAGAGGGTGACTTGAACTGGATTAGATTCTGCCATTTATTTTCTCCTTTCTATTCATTGTCATCTGTCATTACTGCCGTGTTAATGGCCGGTGCATTGGGACGCGTCTTAATTGGAATGGTAAACACCCGTTCAGTTTCGGTCCCCTTGGTATCTTCACAATTAAAGGTAAGCAAGAGTTCACGGTTATCGTCAAACCCATATAAAATGTTGCAGGTTTCTGGCTCTTGCACAATATCAGTCATCTTTAAGTCCATGTCTAGCAAGTAATTCATGGCGAATTCTTGGCCCTTATGTACCACATTAATGGCGTAAAGCATACGGTTATCGTTCATGTCTGCATTACCGGAATGCCAGTATACATAGGGAAAGTCTAAACATTGTGATTGATAAGTTTGGTTAGCAATCTCAAAGCCATAATTTGTAATGTTAAAGGTATACAAAACGTTGTAGTTGCTAGCCTGTACATCGGATAGTTTTAAAATGTCTTGCGTTCCGTCTGAATAACCACACAATACATAGCCGTGTTTAATATCGGCATTAACCCGGCAATATTTGCCGACATTACAATAATGAACAATCCGGTTATCGTTGGCTGCTAAAGTTGCTCCTGCAACGTATGGGAAACGGCTGATAGCATAGCTTTTACTGGTAGTATCCACACACGTTGAAGCCCATATATAGGTGCCCGAACTAGTTTCCTCAATTGAAAAGCTAGCTCCATGGCCTCCATTAGTAATGGTCATCATGCTAACAGTAGAAAAGTCACTGTTATGAAGCACGTATAACGTATCTTTGGTCGTCGTCTTATTAATGGCCCGTGACGTAATATACTGGCCGTTACTTAGTTTGCACATATATTGCGCTGCATTTTGTGCTCCAACTGCCGTATTAATTGGATTAAAGTCCCCTAGATGAGTAATCGAGGTGGTATCCAAACTAATTTCGGGGTCATCTTGAATATAGCCAGTTTCGATCGTGCCGTGTAAGGTACCCACGGCAGCAAACGGGGCGTTAATTAAGTAGCCGGTCGCTTGATAACTTGGGTCAACCGTGCCATCAGTATTATAGCGGCGCCAAATAAACCCCTTGCTGTCAATGTAGGAGCTAATGTTCGTACCACTTTCCCAGGCGCTCAAAATAATTCGTTTAGTTTGGCTGGCATTATTAAAATTAATCCCATCAGGCGTTGTATCAACTGGCTGAACTGAGCTAGCATCCTTTTTAGCCTTATCTAAGGCTGATCGCAAAGCATTTTGATACCCTGTTAACCAGGCCGGCGTAGTCGCAGTAACCGTTGTGTATTCACCAAAGCCAACCGTATTACCATAAGGGTTAGCAAAGCTAATTGTTCGTTGAATAACACGAGCACTAGCGTCTAATACCGGCTTAATGAGTTCATCTTTAAAACGGATCGTTGCCCCTAATGGCGGATTAAAGTTGGGTGTCACGTTAACCTCATAATAGGTTCGTGGATGGTTGTACAGTGGTAAGATTTCTTGAGCCCAGGCTTTTAAGCCGGCAGGATGCTCAATTGAGTTCGCCGTAATGGCCCCTTCATAGTAAAGACCCAGTTGCCAATTGGGATTGTACATTTGGTTTGCATTATCATCCACAATGTAAGTCTTGCCATCATTAACCGAGGCGATCGTACTACCGTTGGCCCCATATGGAATCAGCTTGGTCACCGGTGTTGAAACGGTTGTCCGTTTAATACTAGTCATGTTTTTACCGAATACCGCCTCGTTATAAACCACATCATTGTTCAGCTGGTCGGTAATGACACACACCTTTTTCGTGATGTTCCCCTGTGAGTCAATCTCAACATAAGGGTCAATTTCAACATCATAGGTTTGAATTAGTGTCTGTACTAACGTGCTAGCTTTAGTCTTGCCGTCAATGGTAATAGATGGTGTCGTTACATTGGTAGTCTGATAGTCTAGCGTCCAGCCAGTCGCATTAAAACACTGGTTAAAGGCTGTCTGAATCGAACTAGTACTAGCCGTAATTGCTACTGGGTAATGTTGAGCTAGCGTGTACAAGCATAAATTGGTAAAGTTAGCTGTTGTAACATGCTTAACAGCCACACTAGAAGCGTCATCAGTTGAGTAAATGTACATGACATACCAATGATCCGATAGCTCGTCATAATAGGCTAGATTGTTACCAGCCACCACTTTATCTGAATCGGGTTGCCCTTGAAGCACATCTAAAGAGCCTTGATGATCAAACTTTTTAGATTGGGCATTCAGATTGATGGTGCCATTAAAGTTATCAGCAGTTCCCACGTTTACATCGTCATCATATGAGGTACTAGTCGTGTCTGAATCAGCTAGTTGAATCTTGATACTGTCATTGGAAAATTTGGTTGCTCCATCAACTGTCAGGGTACCAATCCGCTTTAAGTTAGGGTCTAGAATTAAATACTGGTTATTTAAAGCCATCTGTTAACCTCCTTGTTTTAGCTATGTAAAAAGGCTACCCAATTGGGAAGCCTTTAAGTGGTGCTATAGTAGTCTTGGTAAATATTTAAGCGTGATTTGAGCGTCATCTAAGTCACCAACCATGGTTAGGTTATTAACTCCCGGCTTTAATTTAGGAAAGTCAGTCGACCAAACAGGTGCCACTAATTTACCATTCACCGTAGTGGAATCATCCTCACAGTCCATCACAATTTCTTCACCTGCATTAGCAATAATTGTTGGCTGTGAAGCCACAGGCTCAGTATGTTTCCAAATTTCCAATTCGGTCATGGTCATGTAAGGATTCTTATAAGCAACTTTACCAATATCCTCACTAATGAGGTGCTTTAGGAAGATCGCTCCAACACCACCAAGGGCCGTTGCATACTTGCTGGTCGTGTCCACATAGGTTTGGTTCTTGATAATCAAATGCTTTGTCGCGTCCTTGTAAGGCTGACCCGTTTTGGTATTGTATTGGATCAGCGACCATTTATAAACATTGCCAGTCTTTGAAATGTCCAGCATAACCCACGCTGAAGTTAGGGCATCGGTTTCCTCGCGATTGACTACATTAGTATACTGGCCTACTTTTTCCTTGACTGTTTTCTTGGTTACCTTGCCCTTTTTACTCTTTGATTTTTTAACTACTGACTTAGTCTTAGTTCCTGTTTTAACTTTAAATTTTTCATCCTGCTTATTAGTAAAGGCTGCACTAGGTCCATAACCATAATAAAGATCGTGGTGGGTGCCGTCGCCTTTAGCAAAGGTGCTCCCCGGTTGGCAAAGCTGTAAACGCACCCGTGGCCTTCCACCTCCACTAGCATCCACAAAACCGAAACGCAAAATAGTATCTCCGTTAGCGTCCAATAGCAAAACTTCACAGCGACCCATTGCTCGGCCATTATGCGTCCCAGAATACTTTAAATGGTGCAACCCAGTTTGAACCCGCCAATCAGTCAAAGCATTAGTCATACCGGTATATCGATAAGCTGGTCCATACCATTTATCTACCAAAGTAGTTGGCATTGTTCCATAGTCCTTTTTACCATCTTTAACCGCAACCTTCATAACCGTTGTGTTACTGTTTACTTCACAGCTCCCTTGGTATTGATAAGCGTCACTAGTTTTCATAGACGAAACAGCGTTCGAATCGTTGGTCCACATTGCCATGGTGGCTAAAGGATCGTTAACAACTTCTGTATCTGGCTTAACGGCCTCGGCCTGGTCTTCACTGGTTTCTGGTCCTAGACCGAAAACACCACCATTTAGGGTAAAGCCAATGTGCTTTAAATCCCGCTTGGGTACGACCTGAATAACTGGCTCCGTTCTAGCAGTACCATCAACAGTGATTGTGTTTAAGCCGTTCTTTAAGGGTGTTTCAACCTGTGGCAGGGTTGCCCGTGGGTCTGATTGCACAAAGGTAATCGTTAAAGTCATGTCATACATACCCGTGTTAATTGGGGCCGGGTCACTAATTGCGGTAATGTGCCCCCAGTAAGTCACCTTAGGTTCAAAGCCAAAGATTAATTGGTACTCTTTACCGTTATCACTAGGGTCATCACTTAAAAGCAGACCGCTTAAATTGTGCATAATCTGATTAAATCTGTCTTGATTATCAGCGCAGTAAATGGATACCGGTATACTAATCGTCCGACTAGTAAAGTCAGTGCCATTAAATTGATTGCCATACATGGCCGGTATATCAGTCACTTGTTCAGCCATGGCTGGGGCACTAGGCAATACCACGTTACCCATCTCAACCTGTAAATCGTCCCGGCTATTTAAACCGGCATATTCAAAATCATCTCGTTGTAAAGTCACGATTTAACCTCCTTTTTAAGTTTAGCTATGTAAAAAGGGCGCCCATTTAAGGACGACCCTTTGATTGATTGGGATACTAGTACCCCATCATTTGTGAATATTGTGAAGCTGTCTTATTGTCAGATTTAACCGCATTAACCACGTCAGATTTAGCAATGAATGCTTGAACACTGCCCATGTTGCCTAGAATAGCTGACATTAAGCTGATTAGTTTATCAAGCTTCTCATTACTTTCACTGCTTTGGGTCGCAACCTGAGTGCTGTTGTTGCCATTTACAATCTGGTTAGCCTGTGTAATTAACTGGTTAGCCCGTGATTTATTAGTCAATGGAAGCACCATTTCAGGTTTGTTCTTTTCAGCGACTTCAATTAGCTGGTTGGTGTTGATAATGCCACCATTCTCGTAGCCGTGGCCTTGACCAAGATAGCTTAAAGAGCTGCCATAACGGTGTTTTGCATAATTTAAGCCAGCATAAATTGAAGCAAACCCATTCGACCATTTACCAAGGCTAGATTTACCATAAGCAGAAAAAGTTCCCGGCTTAACTTGCATTAAACCCATTGCTCGACCATCGCTTAAACCGTCAGTGCCCCCAATAGCGTTAGGGTCACCGTTTGACTCAGTCTGAATTTGGCGAAGCACCCTTTGAACCATTTCTGATGAGGTGCTTAAATTGAGCATTTTAAGTGCTTTAATGACGTCGGCTTTCCAACGGGTTACCCCTTCACCAGTCGGGTTAGCTATGCTACCCGAATCACCAAACTTAGCGCCCAACTTTTTAATAAAGCTCCAAAATCCTGATCCAACCTGTTTTTTAATGGTAGCTAATAGGCCACTAGACTTAGATGACTTATCCGAGCTAGTGCTGTCTGATAGACCGGGTACTCGGCCATAACCAGCGAACGTACCATAACCACCGCCATGGACTTTACTGATACCCATGCCATCTTTTTCATTTTCAGCGCTATAAAACTCACCATTGCCGGTATAAACCCCAACGTGTTCGCTACCACCGGGGCCAAAGAAGACTAGGTCACCCGGTTTAGGATTGCTGACATTCTTAGAAGCCCTGTATTGCTCACCACTAGTCCGTGGGAAGCTAATTCCAAGCTTCTTTAAGGTGTACTCAACTAGGCCGGAACAGTCAAACGCACTAGGACCCTCAGCACCGTAAACATACTTGTTTGTGGCACCGTACTTCTCCATCGCATTAACTAGTGTAGAACTAGAAGTGCCACTGTCTAGGCTGTCACTAACGCCACCCCATAAGGTTGACCACCACGTCTTAGCTTGCTTCTCAACGCCACTGAATAGGCCGTGACCAATGTTACTCATGACACCTGAGATACCCTTAGAAGACCAGCTAAACAGGTTCTCTAACGACTTGATTGGGTGAGCAATGATGTTAGTGGCGGTATTAAAGAACTTCTCTAAACTGCCGACCTTTTTACCAACCCAGCTAGTTACACCTGAGATACCACTAGTCACACTGTTTAGGATGTCACCAAATATCCCAGTACCCTTAGCAAAGTGGCTTAATCCTAGCATGCGTGTTTCAGATGCGTTTAGGACTTCAGCACCGGGCTCTAAGAACCGCATAACGTTAGTTCCGTGAATTAGCTCTGCTTCGCCATTAGCATGAATTAATGTTTCTTTATTGCCTGTTTCAGGTGAATCATGACCATCATTTAGCATGGCTAGTGTTGGCTTAGTAATTGGATTTCGTGAGCCACTAAACATACCAGTACCAGTGGCTAACTTGACATGTCCCAAAGGATGAATGGTTTCTTTGTTTTTACTACCAAATGTATGAATGACGCTGTTAACTGCATTGATACCACCGTTGATAATATCAATGACATCATTCATACCGTCTTTAGCAAAGCCCTTTAAGTCCTTCCAAAGGCCTTTAAAGATGTTCTCTACACCAGTACCTAGACTTGACCAGCCACCCTTAAATGACTTCTTAAAGGCTCCTAGCCAATCGCCCATGGAATGACCGAACACTTTAGTATGGCTAAGATCCTTGTTCCAGTAGCTATGCAGGTTAGACCGCATCTTGTCCCAATGGTTGTTCCAACTATGTGACCAACTCTTCTTCCAGCCTGTCCATTTAGTGCCCATGCTTGAGAAAAAGTCTTTAGTGTTCTTAACTGAGGTATCCCAGCCATCTTTAAGCGTCTTGCCAGCGGCTGACCAATGTTTATTCCAGCTCTTTTTAAAGCTAGCTTTAAATCTAGCCCACTTTTTTGACATGTTGCTTAGGGCTTTACCTACCGATTTACCTACATTTGAGCCCCATTTAGCAATGCCTTTTCCAAAGTTAACCACTGCTTTAGCGGTCTTGTTAACCCATTCTCGGAACGGTTTAATATACTTGTATGCTAACCCGAGACCAGCTGTCAAAGCACCCAAGGTGACCACTACAATTCCCATTGGATTAGCGTCCATCGCCGCATTAAGTAACCATTGAGCGGCTGTTTCTTCACCACTAGCTTTAGCGGCTAGCCTTTGAGCAGAGCTTAAAGACCTTATAAAATCAATAGTTTTTCCTCCTGTCTCTTATACACATCTCCGAGCCCACGAGACGTAGAGGAATATCGTATGCCGTCTTCTGCTTGAAAAAAAAAAAAAAAAAAATCAAACAAAAAAAAAAAAAACAAAAATAAGTATAAAACAAACTGAAGAAGCACGTGTACAAGATAACAAAGTATAAACAATATCGTTCGAAACGTACA